GGAGAAGAGAGAGGGTAGGGAAACCTACCCTCTCTCTTTGGAGGCAAGATGCGAAACTCTCAAAATATGCGATCGGTCGTTCTTTCTGAGGCGAGCGCATCGACACTCACGGCATCAGTCGACACGCAAGGCTTCCGCTTTGCGCGTATCGCCTTTTCATCCGCATCGACTGGCGCACCGACGACGAACTGCAAACTTGAACAGTCAGACGATAATTCGACTTGGGAAGCGATTCGAGGAATCGTTCTTGGGACTGACTACACGCTCGCAACGACGACGAATCTCACGACTCGTCCAAAGGTCCTTTGGGATGTGAATCTCGTAGGTCGCAAGCGATATCTCAAGGCGACGATCGAACACGCGACCTCTGGCCGAGGTCAACTCAACGCGATGCTTCTCGATCCGATCGACGGCATCACGACCGTTGCCGAGACTGGCGCAGCGAACTACGTCATTTCGTAACGAGGAGATTCGATGCGAAACTCGCAAGACTTCAAGATGGTCGTTCTCGATCAGTCGTTCGGTCAGAGTTTCACGGCATCCGTCGACACTCAAGGATACCGATACGCTCGAATCATCTTTTGCTCGGATTCATCGGGAAGGCTTGTCAGCGGAACCAAGATCGAGCAGTCGGACAAGGGAGTCACTTGGGAAGCGATTCCGAAGATGGTTGCCGGAGTCGATTACGTTCTTCCGACAAAGGCGACATCGACGACACAGCCGAAGATCGTTTGGGATGTCTCGATGCTCGGGAAGAAGCGATTTCTCAAAGCCACAATCGAGCAGATCCTCGAAGGAAATTCGATCATCATGGCTCAACTTCTTGAGCCGATCGATTCCGTCACGACTGCCGACGAAACTGGAGTCACGACCTACGCGCTCGGATGATCGACAAGCCTCTTTCTTTTTCCGGTGGGGAGGCGGCACGTCCGTCTCCCCTCTATCATTCCGAAGCCAAACGGCAAGGAGACATCATGGAAGAACTGAAGGACGGAGCCGACATCGGCTCGGGCTTGACGCAAATCCGCACGGAGGACGCGATTCCTTGGCTTCGCTCGATCGCATCGCAACTCAAAGACGGAGGAGAACTCCGGCTCGAAGTTCCTGATCTCGACGGAGTATTGAAAGCCTACAACGAAGGCGAGCCAGAGACGGAAAAGATGTTGATCGGCGATGGCGCGAAGTCGATTTGGAATCGCGAGAAACTCTCGCGCGTTCTCAATCTCGCAGGATTCGAGATCTCGCGCGGCAAGAATTGTTGGTCTTGGAACGAGACGAAGACGAAGATTTCCGTCGTCGCTCGCAAGTACTCGCGGCCTGCGCCGTCTTTCCCGATGCGCGACATTCATTGCATCATGTCGCTTCCTCGCGTTTGTTGGACGGACACGCAAGGCGTTCTGCATCATGCAGCGGCCTCGCTTGGCTTCAACGTCACGCGATCAACCGGAGTCTTCTGGGGCCAATGCCTCGAACGTCTTCTCGAAACTTGCCTGACGATGGAAGGCATCAAGTACGTTTTGACGGTCGACTACGATTCGATCTTTGACGCGGAAGACATCATTCGTCTCTGGCAAGTCATGGAGACGCGGCCTGACGTTGCCGCGCTTTGTCCGCTTCAGATCGGACGAGATAAAGATCTTCCGCTCTTCTCAATCAAGAACGACGACGGAACGCTTCTCAAGGAGATGACGGAAGATCGGCTCTACACGGACGCGCTCGAAATGAACACGGGTCACTTCGGCCTGACGCTGATTCGACTCGATGCGATTCGTGATCTTCCGAGGCCGTTCTTCCTCGGCGTTCCGAACAAGAGCGGCAACTGGGAAGAGGGTCGCGTCGATGACGATATCTTCTTCTGGAATCGTCTCCGCGAAGCAGGCAAGAAAATTTGCCTCTGTCCGCGAGTTCGCATCGGACATCTTCAGAACGTCGTGACGTGGCCTGCCGAAGACTGCCGCGCGATCACGCAATATCTCTCGAAATACCATGAAGACGGGAGACCGATCGAATGCATGACCTTCTAATCGTTCTCCGAAACTGCGCGATACACGTCGACGGCGTAGGCCGACGAGATCTTCGAGCGGGAACTATTGTGAACGTCTCGCACGAAGCAGCGAAGACGCTCGTCTCGAAGGGATACGCCAAACACGCGATCGAGCCTGCTCCGCTCTTTGTGGATTCGACTCGACTGAATCAAACGCCGAAGAAGAAGCCAAGGAGAGCCGATGGCCGTAGCGACGAACTCACTCACGACTCTTGTCAGTCTGAAGCAATATCTCGGCGTGACGACGACGACCGACGATGCGCTGATGGAGAGCCTGATCGACCGAGCGAGTGACTTCATTCAGCGATACTGCGCTCGGAACTTCGTCTCGCAGCGATACTACGAGTGGTACGATACGTATGGAGCCGATCGAATTGCGCTGAAGAACAATCCAGTCGAGCACGTTCGTTTTGTCGGAGTAGGCTACGACAATGCTATTTCCGTTCAATCGACAGTCGCGAGCGATATCTCCGTGACGATCGGAGTCGATAGCGATCACGTCCATCTTCATCGAATCAATTCGTCTGGAGTCGAGACATCGAGCCAAGCCGTTTTCGCAACGTATCCATCGACGAATCTTCTCGCGGCGGCGATCTCTGGCGTGACTGGCTTCTCGGCGAGCGCGATCTTGAATTTGCCGACGAAGTACCTTCGCAAGATTGCAGGAGCGGATCTCAAGCAGAAGACGATCTACCTTCAGGCTCCGACGGATTCGCTGACTGACTACATGATCGACGATGCAAGAGGAATCATTTACGGCCCTACGCTGACGCAGTATCGTTCGTTCTTTGTTGACTACGAAGGCGGATACGGAGTGATTCCATACGATCTTCAGCAAGCGACGATCGAGATGGCATCTCGTCTCCTGAACTCGCGGAAGCGCGATCCGAGCCTTCAGAGCGAATCGCTCGGCGGGTACTCGTACTCGCTTCGATCTGTGTCGGATCTCGACTCGTCGACGAAGTTGGTTCTCGATTCGTATCGGAGGCTCCGTTGAGCATCGACACGCTTGTGAATCAGTTTGGAATGACGCTCTATATCCGTCTTCCGGCGTACACGGTCGAATCGGACGGATCGATCTCTCGTCAGTATGGCCGCGTCTTTACGGCGACTGGATTCATTCAGCCTGCCTCACAAAGCGAGCCAGTCATTCAAGGCCGATACGAAGGCCGAACTTCCGCGACGATTTACTTTGCCGGCACACTCACGATCGGAATCGACTACGAGATTCACGACTCTGAAGGTCTGACGGCTCGGCAATGGCGCGTCACGGGTGTCGTGAATCCTGCGGAACTCGGTCAGACTGGAGCGCGTCCTGCGCTCAATATGACGGTCGTCGATTGCGTTGAAGTTGAGCCTGACGCAGTCGGCGCAGGAGGCGCACCTTGAGCGGCGCAAAGTTCAATCATGACGCGATTCTCGAAACGATGCGAGTCGGTATTCGCAAAGGTATGAACTTGTCTCTCGTAAGGGCGGCCCGATTGATGCGTGGTCAACTATCTCACGCAGGCATGGGGACGCTTTACAAAGTCGCACAAGGAAAGGCGAAGGGTCGGAATCTGCGAGCGCGTGGCTACCATCGCGCCTCATACGCCGGACAATCTCCTGCGGTTTTGACAGGAAGCCTCCGCGCTTCGTGGAGCGTCGAGACAGTCGGCAATCGTCCAGACGGATTCGCGAACATCTTCGAGGACGGACGAGATGTCATTCTTCGATTCGGAAGCAATTTGAAATATGCTCCGATGCTCGAATATGGAACTCGCCGAATGAAGCCTCGTCCATATGTCAGGAAGGTTCTTCCTCGTCTCTCGGTATTCGCCAAGAAAGATATCGTCACGGCACTTGAGAGAGAATTCGCGAGGACTCCATGAGCAAAGCAATCCTCGACGCGGTGAAGACTCGACTCTATGCCACGACCTCGATCACGACTGCGCTCGCGTCTCGGATCTACTACAACTCCGCGCCTGCGAACGCGAATCTTCCTCTTCTCGTCTATACGGCGACTGTGAGGACGACTCCATACTTCGGCGCGATCACGCGACACGAAGTCGAGATCGAGTTCGCGATTCAGTACGGCAACGAGAACGGAATCGATGCGTACACAATCTCGGACGGCCTCGCGACGGCGTTCTCGACTCCGATGACGGTCACGGGCTTCGACGCGCTTCGCGGAGTTCGCATCGAGCGCGGTGTGCCATCATTCGCTGATGATGGTTGGACGATGATTGAGCGGTGGCGATTCGTCGCGCACGACACATAAGGAAACCTCATGGCAATCGATACATATCTCATCGGCAACGACGGAAACGTCTCCTACACGATCGGAACGACGACGGCCGTTCAGACATTTTTCAAGGTCCAGAGTTTCGCTGCGACTCTCTCGCGGCCTGTCTCGACTCTGACGGCCTTCGGCGATACTGGACAGCGGAAGCGTCTCGGTATGCTCGACTTGACTGGCTCGCTGAATGCCATCGTCGGTATCGATTCGACGGCAGGAACTTCGACGAGCCACACGAATCTCATTCTCGTCTCGTCGCAGGACACGACGACTACGCGTCCTGCCTTGAGCCTCACGCTCTATGACAGCACGAACGACGCAAAGATCACATCGAACTGCGTCTTCTCCTCCTTCGCGTTCAATTCGACGAAGACTGGCGATACGACGATGACGGTCAATTTCGAGAACGCTGACGGCGTGGCTCCAGTTGTTACATGGTTGATCGCATGAGTCTTTCCGCTTCTGAAGTTGTTCCTCTCTTTCAGCCTTCCGACCATGACTGGATCGTGACTCTCGTCACGAAGCAAGGTCGAACGATTTCGCGTCGAATCAGCGGAGGACGGCTCGAAGAAGAGGCGGCAGTCCGAGTCGCGATGAATGCGAGCGAAGTCAGCCTCGCGGATCTCGATTCGTATACAGTTAGACGCGCATCCGATCGCTCTCTCGTCGTCAACGGCGACGAGTTTCTCGCACATCTCAAAACGAAGAAGAGGGACTGATGGTTCATCCTTGGAACGAGACGCTTCCAGACGGTCGCGTCGTCGCAATTCGACCTTTGACCGTTCGTCAGCGTATCGCGCTCACGAACGAACTTGCAGACATTCGAGCAAGCGAAGCGCGAAAGGCAGCGGAGATCGCAGGCCTTCCCGTTTCGCTTCAGGCCGTCGAGAAGGCTCGCAGAGACGCTCTCGTTGCTTCGGCTCTAGTTCTGGATTGCTACACGCTCGCAGGCTCTCTGCGCGTTCTGTGCGCCGCGAGCGAGTTCGGCGAGTTGATCGCGGATTCTGTCGACGCGAAGCGAGCCACAGAGATCGCGCTTCGTGCGCTCGGATTCGGTGGAGACGATCGAGAAGAGAAGCAAGCGGGAAACTGACTGGGCCTCCGCGCGAGCCGATGCCGCGTGACTATCTCGCGGAGGCGCATCTCATCGCACGAACTGCCGCAGGCCTCGGGAATCCGCTCGATCTGACGTGCGCCGAATTCGATCGACATCTCATGCTTTGCTTGAAAGGCTACGAGTCGAGTCAGACTGCGTCGACTGATTCGCGCGACTGGGCGCGACGATATGTAGAGCGGAGCACTACATGAAGGGCGGCGACATTTACATCGACGTGCGAGCGAACTACTCCGCAATGGAGCGCGATCTCGTCGAAGCAGAGTCGAAGGCCGCAGCGTCAGCAGAAGGCGCAGCGAAACAGTACGAGTCGAAGTTCGGCGGATGGCTCCAGAAGTCGGCAGGGAGCGTCTCGAAGAAGATCGAGGGCTTCCTCAATCCGATTCAACTCCTTGATCGAGTCGCGGATTTCGCGGAGCGAGCCGGAGAAGAAGGCATCGGCTCCGCGCTCGATGGCCTCGCGAAGTCGACGCCGATCATCGGCGCGGCCTACCGAATCGGAACGGCGATCGGTCAGTCCGTGATGAATGCTTTCGGCGCGGAGACGAACGAACAGTTCGCCGCGCGTGTCGAGCAGGAACTCGCAGACGCGCAGGCTCGCGCGGATCGTCAGCGAAAGATCGCGCAGGGACAAGAAGCAGAGGCTCGCCAGACGTTCGGTCTTGAGCAGGAGGCAGGCGCGGCAGAGTTCGAAGCGCAGATGCGCCAACTTGAGCGCACGGGCCAAGCGGAACGCGCGATCTTCCTTCGAGGCTTGAACGAAGAGGAGCGTCTTCAAACCGAAATGGAATTGCGAGTCGCCGATGCCGCGAACGAAGCGCAGGCCGACGCGATTCGTCGACTGTATGAAGCGAAGATCCAATCGAATGCCGACGAGACGCGCGACAAACTCGACAAGCAGAAGGCCGCAGACAAGGCCGCTGCCGAGGCTCGAATCGCAGAAGAGACACGCGCGGCAGATGAGATCGCGAAGGCCGAGGCCGATGCGATCGCGAAGGCGCAACGTGAGCAGGAGAAGGCCGATCAGGAGGCCGCTCGCGCTCTCGACAAGGCAAACACAGAGCGTATTCAAATGATGGAAGAATCCGCTCGAATCGAATCAGAGCGCGTCTCATCGCAGGCCGCAGGCATTACCGGCGCGAATACTGCGCTCGGAACTTTCCGATTCGATGCGTATCCAGACTCCGACAAGAAGCGCAACGATGAGCGTATGGTGAAGGCACTTGAGCAACTCGCGACGAGTGGCTCTGGCGGAGGATTCGTCTGATGGCTTTCGAATACGTCGAACTTCAGGAGACGCGAAACTACTCGGAGTCTGGTGGCAAGGTCACGGCATCGAGGAAGTTTCGTTGCTGGGACGATGCTTCGCCGATTGAAACTCCGGCAGGAGTTCGCGACAATTTCGGAAATGGGCTTCCTTCGGTTGGTTCGAGATTTCCAGACGAGAAGGTCGTTTACTGCACTTCCTATTCGATCTCTCACGTTCCCGATATGCGGAATGTTTGGGAAGTCACTTTCAACTACGAGAACACGGAATTCACGGGCCAACTTCCGCAAGAGGAAGGCTACGTTCAGATCACCGTCGACTATGCGGCAGAGTTCCGCGATGTCTGGCGTTTGAATCCAACGATCCCTCAATACGGAACGCAGAACGGACAGAACTGCGGAGGAGAGAAGATCGACAAGGCAGGCGAGCCGATTTCGGTACTCGTCAGAATGTCTGATCTGACGATCGTCGAGACTGTCTCCGCTGCGAGTTTCCCTGATCGAAGTCTTTTGATTCGTCAAGCGAGAGGCCGTCGCAATCTCACGCAATTTCAAGGCGCACCGATCGGACAGGTTCTCTATACGGGCGCGACTGCGAATCGAATCGGCATCGAGAAATACCAGATCACTCATCGATTCCGACAGGATGAATCGTTTCACATGATTCAAAGCCCGAGACGGAATCAACTCGGACAGGTACAGAAAGAACTCGACAACCAAGGAATCTGGAGAGCCGCTTGGGTCGATCTTGTCCAACCATTCGCAGGATTCGCAGACTTCAATCTCTTGAGCGAGAACTTCTAACATGGCAAACGAGATCACACTCAACCTCAAGATCCAAGTCGCAAAAGGCGACCTGATTCACGTCGAGAATCCGTCGACGCTTTCGGTCGATCTCACAGGCACGACGGCGATCGGCGGCGCGGCAACTATCACGACGACTGCCGCTGCGCTCACGATGGGTAGCGTTTCGTCCGCCGGATACGCGTACTTTCGAAATACGGGGCCGACGAACTTCGTCGAGATCGGTACAGGAACTTCTCCTTTCGTTCCTTTCATCAAGTTGAAGGAAGGCGAGGCCGCAATCTGTAGGCTCGGAACGAACACGCCAACGGCGCGAGCGAATACCGCGAGCATCGCGCTTCAATACTACATCCTTGCTGACTGATGACGCTTCCTCGCTTCACATCTGGACGTGTTGGAAACCTTGAGTTCCAACATTTGAACGAGACGTTCGATCGTCTCGATGCTCTCGATGGCCGCGCAGAGCGTCCAGTTCGTCGAAGTGTCGCATCGTCTGGAATGATCCTCGCCTATGTGAAGTCCTACTCGGGGACAGGCATCTCCGCGCTCGCGAGTTTCGATGAGTACGCGCTCGATGCGCTCGGCTCTTCCGTTTATGTGAAGGTCGACGGCGGCGTGACTTCGAAAGAAGGCACAGACGAATACGCGACTCCGATCGTCTATCCGGTTCCTCCGATCGGCTCGATCGTTCCGATCTTTCCTCACGTCGCGAAAGATGGCAAGTTGTATTTCAAGGCGATCGACTCTGAAGGAACTTCGGGTCGCATCGGTCGCGTCATGGGTGGAGCGCAGATCGTCGCAGGCAAGTCGTGGCTGTACACGCTGAAGAATGTGGCTTGGGACTACTTGCTCAACCAGTTCACCGATTTGAACGGCGACTTCGAAGCGATCAACGGATGCGAGAATCGCACGGATGATCTCGCGGCGCGAAAGATCGGAGTCGGCACGATTTACCCTCAAGGCGCGAACGCCGTCCGACAGCAGATCGCACAAGATGTCGTCGTGACTTGCGTCAAGACGGCAGGCCCGTACGTCTTCTCCGTTCCCAATGGCTACGAGTTCTCCTGCTAATGACAAGCCTTCCATCCGACATCAACGCGCTTTCTCGAAACGCTCCGCGTCGTCGGATCGTGGCTTCAATCGCGAAGACGGCATCTTCGATTGTGTACGAAGTTCCCGCGTCGAAGTCTCTGCGAATCGAATCTCTTTCGGTTTGCAACACGGCGGCGACGACCGTCACGTTTCGTCTCTTCATTCTCGGCGCGAACGAATCGACAGCAGTCTCGAACGCGGTCTACTACGACAATCCGCTTCGAGGAAATGCGACGCTCCTCGATGACTCGATTCGATACTTGAACGCAGGAGATCGGATCGCGCTTCGAGCGGATACCGCCAATTCTCTTTCGCTTCAGATTCACGGAGTCGAGATGTGAGCGTCGATGCGGCATCCGCGCTTTGTTGCTGCGATCAAGTCGTGACAGAGTGTTGTAGCCTGACTTCGATCACGATGGAGATCACGAACGCGACGGCGACGTTCTCTTGCACGATCGGTCAAGGACAGAATCCGAGCGGAACGACTGGCTTCTACACGCTCGCGAATATCTCGATCAATCCGTTCTATCTTTCGCCTCGCGTTCTCACGAGGCAAAATCCGCAGATTTCGACGGCGGGATTGTGCGGATATCAAGCATCACAAACTTACACGGCAAATGGGACGAATCCTCCTTTCATCAACTATCAGATTCGTGCCTGCGATAACCCTTTAGGTGGTCTTGTAGTTCCAAGTCAAACCGTTCGTTGGTATTGCCAACCGTTTCGCTACAACGTCAACCCTTCGGGCGCGACGGTATACGGGCAGTATGGTTGGGAAGTCGGACTTCGATTCTTTGCGAATTTGGTACAGGGTAGCGGAATCAATCAAGTCACTCGCCCCGTGAATTTGACGTTCGCGCGTCGCGCTCCTTTGCTCACGCCATGTCCGCTCGGCCTTCAATGGTCCATCGGCGATCGTTACTCGTACGTGACTCGACAACGCGGACTGACTAGATTGAATGGATTCAACTCGATCACCTATCCTGCCGCGTACGGAGAGATCATGTCTCAAACTTCATACGCACTTTGGAGCGGACAGGAAGCGGCGACTGATGCTTTCGATTTCGTACTTCTATGAATTGCAAGAATCGAATCGAGAACCGATGCACTCTCGGCCTTCATGGAGGCTCGCCGTCGCTCGGAGTCTGCTTGATCTGCGACCAGTACGATGGTCCTCCGCGCGGCGCGGGAGATGTCATCCACGCGATCACGACTGCGACAGGAATCGCGAAGGCCGTCGATACTGTCACAGGCGGATGCGGCGGATGCGCTCGACGACGCGCCGCGCTGAATGCGGCAGTCCCGTTCACCGATGAAGAATCGAAAGGCTGAACTATGGCTCTGACTTACACAGGCACGGACGGACTCTTCAATCGGCTCGGCGCACTCATCTACATGATGGATCAAGTTCGAGCGCATCAGAACAATCTGAAGACGCTCCTTGCGAATGTGCAGACGGAGTACTCATCAGCCGATGCTTGGATGATCGACGTTCTCTCTGGCAATATCGAATCGCGAATTGCCGAAGCAGGAAACATTCTCAACGACGTTCGAGCGGCGGCAGAGCGAACGATTCTTGAGATGTGCTTCGATGAGGCGACGGCAGTCGGCGCGACGAACACGATGGTTCGGAAAGACATTCGAGACGCTCTCGTTTGGCTCATTCGAGACATGGACGCATCTCCGCAGTCGATCGACGGAACGACGATCACAAAGTCGAGCCTCTCGGTCGGCGCATCGAACAGCGGAAACGGAAAGTTTTACTATCTGTTCGAGGCTCCGAATGTGCTTCTCGGCTCGACGAATGACTGGCCAAACATTCGCACGGAAGTTCTCGAAGCGCGATGCGTTCAAGATGGCACGACAGGCGCGATCTCGCGAGGCTCGGAGATCTTCGAGATTCGCGGTCAGCCTGCTTACACGGGACTGGACTATCGATTCCCTGCCGGAAGCGGAACGCTGATGCGTCTCGCGACTGCTTGCGCCAGCGTAGACAACGGATCGCAGGGACAGAACATTCTCCACAATTCCGACCTCGAAGAACAGACAAGCAACTTGCCGGATCGCTTCACCGTTTCGAGCGGAACGGCAGGCACGGAGTTTCTTACCGAGACGACAGCGGCGAATGTCTTCCGAGGAACTCGATCGCTGAAATTTGCGGTCACGGGCAATACGTTCAAGATCCGCCAAAGGCTCGCGGATTTCGACGGCACTCTCGGCAGGCTTACGCCGGATCGACCGTATCTCCTCGCGGTCGCGATAAAGAAGGACGCAGGCGCGACGGGAACGCTGCGACTCTCGGTTCAGGATTCCGCAGGAACGATCATCGACTCGACGAACTTCTTCTTCTCGCAGTCGATCGCGGCGACGACGACTTCATTCGCAATCTACGCGACACAGTTACGATCGCCTCGCGTCATTCCCAGCGAGGTTTATCTCGTCGTCGAGACGACGGTCGCGATCGCGACTGCGGCCTGCTACATCGACGAGATCATTCTCGCGGAGATGATGCCGATCGCGAACGGTGGGCCTGCGCTTGCGATCGTCGCAGGCTCGACGGACTGGGCCGCTGACGACAACGCTCGATACACATTCACAAACAACGGCGAGGGAGCGTTTGCTACGGCCTTCGATCGCTTGTTCGATATGTACGGGAAGGGCTTATCGCTTCCTGCGAACTATGTCGGCAGCGAGACGATCTCTGACTCTCTGATCGCTTGATGAGATCTCCGAGAATCGCTGCTCTGGCTTGCGCGACGAGGAAGCGGAGATCGTCTTCTTCGGCGAGATCAACGGCGAGCGTATACAGATCGAGCGTTTCCCAAGTCGGAGAGAGAATCGATCGGCATCGGAGCGCGGCTCGATCCGAGTTGCCTCGCGTGACCGCGAACGAAAGCACAGTCTCGACGTGTGCTTGGACGCGCCGAGATTCGAGTTTGTGCAGGCTTCTCGGATTTTTTCTCGACATCTCCTCGAATCTTCCGATATAGTGTCTGCAAGCGGACACGGCGTCCGCAGAAACAGGAGACACAAATGACAGCAATGATCGTATCGGAGGCCGCGAAGTCGGCCAGTAGTCAGCTCGCCATTGCCGGAACAAAGGCCTTGGAGGCGTACATCGCCGCAGGCGACATCGGCAAACTCGGGCCAGATCAGCGGATCGCGCTCTATCGCGCCGTTTGCGATTCGATGGGGTTGAATCCCCTCACGCAACCGTTTCAGTATCTGACCCTGAGCGGGAAGACCGTGCTCTATGCAACCAAGAGTTGCACCGAGCAGTTGCGCTCGATTCACGGCGTTTCGGTCGTCCGTATGGAGCGCGAGATCATCGGAGACATCCTGACCGTCACGGTCGCCGTGACCGAGCGAACAGGCCGCGAGGACATCTCGACTGGCTCCGTCAGCCTCGCCGGATTGAAAGGCGAGAATCTTTCGAATGCTCACATGAAGGCAGAGACGAAGGCGAAGCGACGTGCGACGCTCTCGATCTGCGGCCTTGCCGTCCTCGATGAGAGCGAGGTCGACTCGATCGCCGGAGCGCAGGCCGTCTCGGTTCAGGAGTTCCACGCCGAGTCGAAGAAGGTAGCGAAGCCGACGCGCGAGGAACGCCGGAAGGATCTGGACGAGTTGACGAATCCCGTTCCGGTCGCGGATCGAGTGCCTGCCGCCGAGGTCGTCGCGGAAGACTGCATCACGATCATGGCTCGAAGCCCGATCGGCGTAGTCGAAAGTAAGTTAGGCCGCCGCGTCTGGCGCATCGATCAAGAAGATCAGCCTCTCCCGATCGCGGTTCTTTCTGAGGAGATCGCCTCGGGACTGGAAGCGAATCAGGCATTCAGCGTGAATACGCGCGTCCGAGTCAAGGCTCGTCCGAATGGTGGCTTCGAGATCATCGAGATCATCGGAGATGCGCCATGAGTGGCGAGATCGTCGGCTCGGCGAGCCTTCGATCGCAGATCGGGATCGCGGCGGAGGATCCGAGGATCTTCCGTCCGATCTCGGTCGCGGAGGCTCTGGATGTCGCGCGAATCATCAAGGCGGATACCTCGATCGAGGAAGACATTCGCGACGTGATCGAGGTCGGAATCCCGCTTGATCTGATGCCTGCTCACTTGACTCCGAAGAAGGAGATTCTCGCCGAGGCTTTGCGCGTGAGCGTCCGCACGATCCGCAGGCGAGAACTCGCTTGGGAACTTTGCGACCAGAGGATTCGATTCGATCTCGTGCATCGAGCGAGTCGGCTTGTCTTCGCGAATCGCGGATCTCGTCTTTGATTCTACCTCTGGCCTGTCGTGCGAAGTTCGCGGCAGGCTTTTTCACAATCTTCGGAAATTTCCAAGTTTCACCCCTTTACAAATCGATTCCCCTCTCCCCTAATAACCCCTCACCCGAGCAAAGCGACACAGATACGCACTCGGTGTTTCGGTTCGACTCCTAACGTGTAACTCCTTCTCTCTTCTCTTCTGTGAACCGGAAGCGGAGTACGTCAAACGTAGTTATGGAGAGGGCCGCGAAACTCTGGCAGGAGCCAGAGAAAGAGAGACGCAATGGAACAAAAGAAGCAAGGCATGACGCGCGAGGAACTCGCAGGATTTACTGCGCGAGCGAACAAGTACTTCAAAGGCGAAACCGATCGTGAACTCTGGTCGCTCGCGCTTCCGCGCATCGCCGAGGAATCGGCAGAGGTCGCGATGTCGGCACTTGAGAACTACTCGATCCAATGGGGAGGGCCGCGAGCGCGTTTCCTCCCTGCTAAGTTCTTCGAGTTCCTCGCCGACGTGAAAGTGCGCCGTCTGGAACTCACGCAGCGCGAGGCTCGCGAGCGTGAGGCGCGGATGCGCTCGATCGCGGCGAGTCGAGACGCGGCAGTCTGCGAGGCCGACTGGCTCTCGCGCCGTCGCGAGATTGAGACAGCGAATCCGCTCGAAGTCGGAGAAGCGGTCGACTACCTGCGCTCGCTCGGTTGGGGAAATCCGCCGGAAGCCTTTGGCGCATGGTCGCGACCTTGGATTCTTGCCGTCTCGGATCTCGTTTGCCGGCGAACGCTTGCCGGCTACGATCGCGATCGGCAGGGATTCGAGGATCGGGATCGAAATCCGCTCCGGCCAGTCTCGGCGGCGACGTTCTACCGCGAGGCAGGAAAGGCCGCAGGCAGGCTCGCGTAGGCGTTTGGCCCGTCAGGAGGTCTTCCGAGGCCTGCCGCGCGACGAGGCCCGTACGGGCCGTTTCCCGCGCTTTGGATATGCAGAGTCCCGATAACCTAGAATCTTGAGGAAATTTCGGAAATGCTCAAGCGATTCCTTCCCTTGAGCCGAAATCTCTGTATACTCATCACATCGAGGCACGGAGCCTCGAACACAAAGGAGACAGCAAATGACCACGACTCAACCAGAAACCACGACTCCCGCATCTGTGATCGAATTCGTTCAGCCTTGGCTGACTGGAAACAATGAAGCCGACGCGCAACGTCTCGCTCGCAAGTTCCGGATGATCGGCCTCTCGATCGGTGAATGGCGAAAAGTCGTCGCAGACGCAAGCCGTAAAGCCTGACGACTCGGATCGGAGGAGCCTCTTCGGAGGCTCCTCGAATCTGCGCCGTGAGCCAGACTCGCGAACGGATCGCGAGGAACGAAGGAGACAGCCATGACAACGATCAGCCAAATTCTTTCAGACATTCGCAACGCGCTCGGAACGACGTATTTCACGGATCGACTCAACGCGCTCAATGCGACGATGACGATCGACGCTCATAGAAACTCGATTAGTGTCATTCTCATCTCGCCTTCCGATTCGACATTCGAATTGTTCGCCGTTCATCATGGAGATGATCGTTGGAGCCTTTCCCCGCGAAAGATCAATACGCATCTCCGCGTATCGACATCGATGCGCCTTCTTGAGCAGGACATCGCTCGCGAAATGTGTGCTGCATTCGGATCGGAACCAAGGCACATCTCGTCTCGTACGGACTGGAGATCGAACGAATCTTGATCCGCTGAACGACTCGGATCGGAGGAGCCTCTCGCGAGGCTCCTCGAATCTGCGCCGTAGGCCGGACTCGCGAACGGATCGCGAGGAACAAAGGAGACACGACATGAAGACGACCTCAATTCTAAACTCGCTTCGCAAGTCGGACACGATCAAGATCACCGAGCATGAAGATCGCCGTTGGTACTTCGATCCTGCGACGAATGAATCGCGCGAGTACGTTTCGATTTACTGGATCGCGCAACGTCCAGACAGCCGAAACTATCTCTCGATCCGCGACGATCGCGGTTTTGCCATCGTTCGAGCCGAGGTAGCAGGACACCAAGACGATTTGGAAACCGATCTCTTCTATTCATGGTTTCCGCAGACGATCAAATCAGCAATCGCACACGTTGACTCGGTGCGCTGACGACTCGGATCGGAGAGGCCTCGCGAGAGGCCTCTCGAATCCGCGCCGTAGGCCGGAGCCTCGCACGGAGCGAGGAGCAGACAAGGAGACAACCATGCAAGAAGAAGACATCAAGGAACTCTCGGAACTCGAACTCGATCTCGCGATCTCCGCCATCAACGAACTGATCCGCGATCCGTTCCGCTGCATTCACGGAGAGTATCCGATACTCGATCGAGCCTGCTCTGGTTCTTGGATTCAGGAACTCGAACAGACTGGATCGATCGAGATTCCTGCGTACTACACGCGCACGAGTCGTCCTGAACAGGTCAAGCGCGAATCGCTCACGATCGGAGGCTCGCTGTGACTTCGATCCTCCTCTCGACTCTCCTCCTCATCGCTCCGCCAAAAGGCACGGACACGCGAGCGATCCTCGATGCGATTCGTACCGTCGAGACTGGCGGCGAAGCCGATCCAGATCGCGCGATCGGCGACAAAGGCAAGGCTCTCGGCGCGTACCAAATTCATCGCTCGTACTGGATCGACGCGACGGAGAAAGATCCTGCGCTTCGCGCTCTCGGATACGAGAGCGTGACGAATCGCGAGATCGCCGAGCGCGTCGTCCTCGCGTACCTGACTCGGTATGCACCAGACTGGAAACTCGAAACCGTCGCGCGGATTCACAACGGTGGGCCTCGCGGTCACAAGAAAGACGGTACTCTGGACTACGCTCGCAAGGTGCGAGCAGCAATGGAGACACAATGAACCGAACCATCTATGACATCAGCGCGGATCTCGCCGCGCTCGAATCGATCCTCCATGAGAACGGAGGCGACATCACCGATCCGCAGGCAGAGGCCGCGCTCGCCGAATGGGAACGCGAACTCGAAAGCGATCTCTTCGGCAAGGTCGACCGATACTGCTCGCTCATCGCTGAAGTCGAGTCGAGATCGGCGATGCGGCAGGCCGAGGCCGACCGTCTCGCGGATCTTGCGAAGGCTGACGACAAGTCGGCACAAGGCTTGCGCGAGCGTCTGCGCTTCGTTTGCTC